CACACGCTTAGGTACCGTCAAGGAAGTCTTTGTTAAAACCAACAAGCGTGGCGACCGAAGGCACTACGCTTCAGTCCTCTGGGACGGATATAAATCAACGACAGAGCACGAGCAAGGTCGTCTGGTAGTCCACGTGGCGGCGCAGATTAAAAAAGAAGATGCGGCTGCGGTCTCTTCGAAGAAAAAGTCTTCAGCAGCGGTTGAGATCCTAAATCTTGATCTTGTTAAAGAAAAAGAAGTATTTACAGCTAAGACAGAGAAAGGTTATGTAGGTTGCGTAAGACTGAGCAGTGGAGTGTGCTTCACAGTTGATGTGTATTCCAGTGCGTTAGAGGCAGCTAATAAGGCTCGTAGCTTGAAAAGACTGCTGGAAAAGCCGGCCGCTCAGGAATGTAAAGAAACCAAAAAAAACACAGAAGAAATTAAAAAATGTGTAGTCAAGAAAACCGTAAAAAAGGTAGCCTTGAGGTCGAGATTGTACACCCTCGACGAGACCAAGGCAATGCCGCTGCTGCGTTTCCAAGAGGTGTGGGTAATAATAAAGGACTCGATGTACGTCAGCGAGTGTCTAGATAAAGAAAGACGCAACTTAGTAAGCTATACACCAAACAAAGACAAAGCTATGTATTTTACGTGCCATGAAAAAGCAAAGATGACTATGCGCGTCTTAAAGGGAACTGTAGGTCCGGGCTTTGACCTTAAAAGGTTCTTTATAGAAAATAAGTAGAATAGTCTTAAGGAGTTACGTAAAGATGGCCACACGGTTCGCGGGTGATTTTTTTGGGGTGCCTTTGACGTCGCCGCAGGAAGAACGCGGAGCTAACTTGCTCAAATATTTCCCAGAGTTAAAAACGATTAGTCGTGTCTCTCAAATAACCACGGGGCAGCCTGAACTAGGTCCAGCGCGATCTTATGGAGGGTTTCAAGCAGTAACACCTTTTGCGGGATTTAAAACGCTTGAAGCTTCTAACGAGAAAAAAGCAGCTCCTTTATTCACAGGATTTAAAACTTTCGAGCAGCCGAAGAGAAGTTCAACTACAGAGACAAGAAAAAAAGATAATGTTGATCAATCTCCATTTGCAACAGAACCTACAGGTCAAACAACTTCAGTTAGCCCAGAAGTTCTCAAAACCTTGGGATTAGCGTGACGACGACTTGCTTTCTGTTTTATAGTAGTCACAAGGTGTAGTCACGCTCGTCGGCTTTTAACATGACTGTCTCTTCGCCAGACACAGGTAAATATGCGGGCCTGCGTAAAGCCGGTCAAAAGTTCGGTTTAGATTTGGCTGGTTTATTTGATGATGAGGAGGGTACGGAGACTCCAGGCTTTGAAGGTTTAGTCCCGAGCCTCAAAATCACATCCCAGTTAAAAGGACGTAGCCCAGGCACCGCAACGTACAGGCAACCTTCTGAACCAGCCCGTACAGCCGAGTTCAAACTTGCACCTGAGCTACAGAGTGCAGTTTCAACACCTAGTATCAATATTAATGTGCCAGAAAAAGAAAAAGAAAAAGAAAAAGAAGCACCTAAGCCGAAAGACTTCTATGGTTACGTTGGGTCAGCTGGGGTAAGCGAGATTGGGCAACAAGGATTCGGTTTGAAAGATTTAACAGCGGCCTTGGACGCTGGTTATTCGATGGAGAGTATCAAAAATTGGGTCGAGAGTCAGCGAAATAATCTTTATAACATTGGACCTGGTGCACAGCAAGCACTCGGTATCCAAGGTTACGTGAGTACCACGCCTGGCGTATTTGACTACTCGCAGTATGGTCAAGCTGGTTTTGGTATGAAAGACGTCGAAGCACTTCGTGCGCAGGGCGTTGGTGATGAAACACTTAAAAAACTTGCTGCTAATGCTCCGATGGTGGGGGGTGGAGCAGCTCAAGCACTTGGATACACCCCGTCGCAAGCGCAGCGCACAGAGTCTGTGGCTCAATCGTACGATCCAGGATCTGCCGGTGGCGCAGGTTTTGGTATGAAAGATGTTGAAGCACTACAAGCGCAAGGAGTATCCAAAGAACAAATGAGGGCTATTGCGGCTCGCTCGCCAATGGTGGGCGGTGGTGCTGCGGCTTTCCTCGGTCTCTAATAGGACAAATCTGACATACGGGCTAGGCTTACTTAGTAACCGCCCGTTACAGATGAAATTTATCAAGAGACTTCTTTGCACTCGGTTTGGGGTATGGCTTGGCCTATACCCCATTTTTGCTGCAAATGAAGAGGATCGACAACGTATCATCGAAGCAGCTGAATTCCAGCCAAATGACGTTTACTAACTACTGCCTAAAGCTACAACGTGATACCAAGAACTTAGAACTGGCTTTATACGCATTAGATTCTAACCACGCGCAGGCGCAAGCCTCAGACATCGCAAGAGCTCTCCAGGTAAATACATTCTTACTTTCTTATAAAGAGATAAAAGACAGCCCCCTCTCTTGTTTGTTTAAACGTCTTGCGATGAGTGATTTCGACCATGGAACCTGTGACATCTGGGAAGCATCTTTCTGTAACAACTCTCCAGTGATATACACGCTGGGATGCAGATACTACGTACGTCCCTTGATACTAGATTATCTTGAGATAAACAAGGAAGGTTGCGTGAAACCGTCCTGCGGCAACCGACTCTGTATCAATCCGTACCACAACTCTTACAAGAAGATGAAGGCATCAAAACTTGGTGACGCGGACACAAATTTGGTACTAGCATTCTCCAGCCGAGGCGTCCCTGTTAAGGAGATAGCCAAGGCACTCAACGTACACCGCTCAACGATTTACCGAACGTTAAACCGTGAACATCTTCATGCTCGGGCTGCGGATCACTGACGCAGCAGACACTGACGAAAACAAAGTCGTACACGTCTTAGCTGAGTCTCTTCCTTCAAGCGACCGTCGGGTCGCCACGAAGGTTCAGCTCTCTATGAAAGAGGATCACTACAACGGCAAAATCCTAAAGACTCTCGAAGAAAAGCAAACCATCTTCGCTATCGGTCCGACGAAGACGACACCAGATGGTGTGCTTCAGATGCAGCCGATCCTCGTTGTAACAAACGAGAACTGGGATGATCTCCTCGCGGTCAACCTGTTTGTTTCCACAGGTGGGCTCGGTCCAGTTACCGAAGAAACCCAGCTGGGAGACAACACGGTTACTAATCGTTCGCTTGCGTGGCAAGACGAAAAAGGTGAAACCTCCTGGTTCAAGCTCACCGCATGGGATGCTCTCTCAACTCAACTTGCTGAGCTGGCCCCAGGCACGCCAACCATCGCTGTTGGGCGTGTGAGCACTAGCGAAAAAGAAGATCGTAAGTATCTTAATTACGGTGTAGAGAAAATTCTCTATCTGCCTCGCAGCAAGAAAGCTGCTCCTGCTAAGGCTGCCGACCCCGATAAAGGCAAGGTGTCCACGGCTGCTCTCGGTTCACTGGACTTCTCTCTTTAATTAACGACCATGGTTTTTATTGCTGGCAAATTTTCGGCTGATGAAATTCTCTGCCAAGTCCCGCCCCACACACTTCGAATCGATCTTCAAAGCCGCTATTGGAAATCCGATACTGACAGCGAAGCGGCGATCGTCGACAGTAACGGTAATGGGATACCGATTTCGTTTGTCCTACTCGGCTTCACGCCGTACTTCGGCAATCTCGGTATGCGGGCGCATGAGGAGTTTATTCGTATCGCTTACATTGGTGTTTCACCTAATCATCGTCTGCTTCCACCTCGCTGTGTGTGCACTAGCATCATCAGTGGTAAGTCGTCTCAGAGGAACTTCATCTCGTACTTCCAGACGCTCTATAATAACCGTATAAATGTAGGTGAAGTCATCACCGAAACTAAGTTCGTTCAAAAGTCTTTCAACGAACGAGATCCGGTAACAGGAGCTGACGGAGCCAAGATTAATTACAACGTCTTAGAGTTCAGAGATCGTCCCGCGCAAACGGATGAAGAGCAAAAGCTCATCGAAGACATCAGTAATTGGCTCGACTCTGGTTCAGGAGATATGGTGGCATCTGCTTTACGCAGTACTATCTCCGGCGCTCATTTGGTTGAGCTACCTCTGGGAGAAGATCACACGGCGATTAAAGAAGCTTTCATGGAAGCTAACCCGAAGCGCTTAGAGGGCGGAGCACCCGCTGGTCTAGCCGCGCTTCCTGCCGGTGCTGGAACTCCTGGATCGAAGCCTGAAGCTGAGGAACCGCCAACCGCTAAAAAAGCCGCTCCTAAAAAAGATCTTACGGATGAGCAGAAAGCAGCCCTCAAGGCTGCTGGTCTGGATTTCTGATGTAAGCTCTACTCGGATTGTTCACACTGAGGGGCGCCCTACGAGCGCTCCTTTTTTATGGCTACAGCTCAAGCAAATCACCAAAAGACGGTAGGTGCACACCGTAAGCAACGCAGTACTTTATGATATTCTCTAACAGTTTTGCTCGTATCAAGTAGTTCGCGTACACGACTTCTAGTATCTCGCGGGCTTCTTTAGGGCTAAGCTTGCTCATACCGTCCAAAAAGGCGCGGTGGGTGAACTGCTGCTCAAGCGTCAAGTGAGAGCGCAGCTTGTCTATCAACTGCTCAGACATGACAAATTTTTACCGCGTACCTCGCTACATCTTCGATCCTATCCGTAATGCAGGTCTAGTGGATGGCGTGATCCTCCTACCGTACGACCCTGAAGGAACTCTAGAAAAACAGGTTAGAAAGGCAAATGTAAGCGACATCGTCTCGAACAGCTGCGAGGAAAACCTCGTGGATCTAGATTGGTGGTCGCAGCAGAAAGGGAAAGTCGACTGGGTTGTGGCCATAACTCAAGGAATGAGAGACTACACAAAATGGATAACAGAATGTGGTCTCCAAGCAGCTAGAAAAGGTGTGTGCGTTCTGGATAGGCTCACCTTTCTTGAGCCCACACGGGCACGCGAAGATTTCCTACAGGACGCATCCCTCACAAACATTAAGATCTTGAGCCCGAGGCCATCATTCCGTGCTGATGGTACTAATTCAAAAGATCCTGTGACTTCTGCGTGGTTTGTATTCCAAAAACCAGGAGCAGCTCAAGTCAATACAACTATCGATTTCGAAGTAAATTGGCACCGCCCACAGGACCTCAAGCTATGAGTAAGCGGTTGTTTCGACGACTAGATCAACTGATCGAACTTCAAAAAGAACAGAACCGTCAGCTCGACAAAATCACTGCACTGCTTGTGGGGCAACAGCTGCTCACTGAGTGCGTTGATTACAACGGTAACGCACGTTCACCTGAAGATTGCGCTGAGATAACGATCGAAGGATTCTCAGCCGCCCTGTGCTTAATGGGTGAATTGGATCAGCGGAATCGTGAATATCAGTATCAAAAATCGGAGTTCTTCATAGGTGGTGATGAAGAGGATGAAGATGACGAAGATGATGGTCCCGTAATGTCAAGTTCGTTCTAATATATTTAGGAATTGACACGTAAATTGTGTCCGATACAAGAGTAACGATCAACGGATTAAGGCACTATCTTTGCGCTGGTGTTCCTAGGCCTCTACCTTCCGTAACTTCTGTTCTGAGTGCAACTCAGTCTGAAACAACGCGTAAAAAGTTAGCTCACTGGAATCTAATGAATCCAGGAGCTGCGGACGCGGCAGCTACGAGAGGCACTTGGATTCACAACAGCGTAGAAGATTATCTGCGTGGACTACGAGTAATACCGTCAGAGCAATATAAACCGTACTGGGACGGCGTGCCTGAAGTTCTAGACGAGCTGTTAGACGGTGGTCGAGTTCTCTGGAGTGAAAAACCTTTTAACCAACCACGCTGGTCTCAATATGTAGGAGACGACGGTGTAGGGCGCATACATTACTATGATGAGGATACGGGTCACGGTTATGCAGGATGTTGTGACCTGATCTATATGAACTCAAATGCAGAGATCGTTCTGGCTGACTTCAAGACCAGCAACGGACCCTACTCGGCACGCTTCCCAACAAAAAACCAGCAGATCGACGAAAAGACAAAGAAAGCACTGATATCAGGAGTCTTTAAGACGAAGAAAACTAGGCTTCAGCTAGCCGCATACAAATTAGCGGCCGAAGCGTGCCTGGGGATTAAGATAGTGAAGACGCAGATCATCGTTACAACTGCAATAAAAGAATTCAATACTCAGATATTCACTTTCGGCTCCGAAGAAGTTGAGAAGGATTGCGAGAGTTGGCTGCAAGTTTTAAAAAGCTACTACGAACTTCACCCTCCGGCGTAGAATCAAACCCACTTGACGGCAGGCTACTACAGGGTTCTTCATCCTGTCTTAAGGTTCGCCTGCTCAAAAATAGGCCATACTAGAGGCGCTCAGCGACACCCCATGAAGTTCATTTGCTCTGTAAACCTCGGGGTTGTCCCTCACCTCGACCCCGAGCTGGGCAAGATCGCTGCGGGCGGAAACTTCACAGCGTTCAACTCTGGGTGGGACTCGTGCGAGCTTGATACGGAAGAACTCGCTGAAGTTTTAGCGAAACAGGCTGGCTTATGTGCCTGGCACCTGCAAGATGGAAAGCGGCAAAAAAATCAGACTGGAGTAATTAAAGCCGGTCTGATTATTGTCGACATCGATAACCAGGCAGATCACAAAGACGAGAACGGAAACAAAGTTCAGAAACAAGAACTCACAGTTAAGCAAGCACTAGAACTTGACATCTGTAAGAAGTATTTAACTCTGGGTTACTACAGCCCATCAACCGCTAAGGGTTGGCCACGGTTCCGGTTGGTTTTCGGCCTAGAAAATACGGTCATCAATTCGGCTTTCTACCAATGGTTCTGTAAACAGATTTACTCTCAAATACCTGGA